GTCCACCACCGCTTTATCGGCCAGTTGTTCCTTTTCAACTTCTGCAACCTTGGCATCCTCGACAGCTTTTGCATCAGCAATTTGTTTGTCTTGAGCCGCCTTCTCGTCTGCTTCTTGCTTGGCTTTTGCGTTTGCTTCAGCTAAGGAATTGGCGGCGGCTTCTTCTTTAGCTTGTCTTTCAGATTTTTCTTTGGCGTACTCATCCCTAGCCCTTTGGTCAGCGGCCATAACGTCTTGATATTTTTTTTCTTCTTTAGCTTGTATTTCAGCCTTCTCTCTGATTTCATCTTTAAGCTTTTTGTCAGCCGCCCAAAAGTCGTCGTATTCTTTTTTCTCCCGTGCGTCCACTACGGCTTTTGCGTCGGCAATTTTCTTTTGTTCTGCGGCTTCTTGGTTGGCTTTGTATGCCTGAGCGGCCTTAACCTGCGCCTCTTGTTCTCTTAAAACCGCTTGTTGTTTTTGATATGCAACTTCCGCTTCTTGCGTTTTTCTAGAATTTTCCGCAACATTATCTTCAGCTTCTTTTGCTACTCTTGCGGCTTCTTTTATCTCATCATTGATCATCTTTGCGGCATCTTCTGCAATGTCGATGTCAAGAAAAGATTTTGTGGCGGCGACTGTGTCCTCATATTTCTTGTAAGAATCAAGAAACTCTTTTTGAGACGCACCCATATTGTTGTCTGCGTTAGTCAGTTGGTTCAGCGCAAGTTGGTACTCTTGTGATGCGGCGGTGTAGCCACTGCTATTTGCCATCATCAAAAGTTCGTTATTTGCCTGTCTAACTCTATCAATAGCACGTTGTGCGGCATCGTTACTTTCTACAGCATATTTTGCCGCGTCCTCTGCTTGGTCAGCAGTGTATTGACCGTAAGGCCCATTAGCCTTTCCATTAGCATAATCATTATTGACCTGTTTTGCGTATGTTTCAGTTTTTCTAGCTCTATCAATTTGAATCCTAGCAGATGCAACTTCAGCGTCTACTTGTTTTTGTTTATCCTCTAAAGGCTTGGTAAATATTGACATGACTTTTGCCTTGGCACTGTCATATGTAGCTTGCATCTGTTGAAGAGTCTCTGAATTTTTTGTTACTTTTTCGTAGGCTAGTTGGACGTAATGAGCGCCACCAGTTACAAGAGCTGAATTTACAATTGCATCGCCAACATTTTGACCCCGCAAAATTGCGTTTGTTGCCGCAGAAACTGAGTTGGTCATCATTTTTGTACTGACATCCCTAGGGTTTAATCCATACCCGCCTTGGCTTGTTGGCTTGTACAACAAATCAGACATGTAAGTATTTACAGCGCCGCCCACTGCCGCGTTTCTTACTTCTTCGTTTGTGCCCCCCAAAAGTTTTGTGCTTAGCGCGGCAGTTGATGAGCTTGTTAAAACTTTTACCATAGTTGATGGGCCGGGGCCAGTGCCGCTACCAGTTGCAAAATAGTTCATGCCCATTTGAATGACGGCTTTTTTCCAGTCACCCCCATTAAGCACGTTTGTGATTGCAGAGGCGTATGCGTATGGCATAACAGTTGACAACCCCATTGTTAATAGCGTGGGAAACGGATTTTTTACAAAAGCTTTTGCCTGCGCCAACGTAGCCGCAGTAGTAGCCTTTGCAACCTTTACCGTTTGTTGCGCAACCTTGGTTGCCGCTTTGCCAACAGAACTATCCCCACCAACCGATGTGTTTAAGGCGTTACCAATTTTATCAGCTATGCTTGTATTGCCGCTTCCACCAAATCCAGTTGCATCACCAAGTTCACCCCAATTTATTCCCATGATTAACTGCCCCCTTGCAAGTAAATTTTTATTTCTCGCAAGTTTTTAATTTTGCTGTTTTTAACAACGTTTGAAACGTCTATGTCAAATCCAGCTTTGTCAAGAAGATTTATAGCCAACAAAAGGTCTGTGGTGGTATTCAATGTTTCAAAACCACCAAAAGCCATACCCTTGGCAAACTCAACAAAAGCCTCTGCCTGCGTGCGCGGGGGGTCAATGCTGAACACAACGCCTGTGGCAACTTTGGGTTCTTCAATTATGTAAAACAACAAAGAATTACCATGGCGAAGAACTCTGTGTTCTTTTGTTTTTTCAACAAGATTTGCAATGTTCATGTAGACAATTTCCCAATGCTCACCAAAATTTTTGGTGATGGGAGCGCCTTTAATAATCTCTTGTAATGTTGCTTCTTTCATTGTGGCCTCGGATTAACCGCCCCCATCAATGCCGTTGCCCACTCCTCCCAGTTGTCATAGTTGTCGGTGGTTGGAACAGCCTCGTTGGTGAATACATCAATTGCCAAAAGACCATTGCCCCACTGGTGCCAGTCTGTTGAATCTGTAGGTATCGAGAGTTGTTGGGCGGCGTACAGTTCGCACATCAGCGAGGCCCACGAGTTGAACGTGTGGTACCTTGGGTCGTAAACCAGTCCAACTGGATTACTCGTAGCCACGAACGTCTCCTATAGCGCCACTCAACAGCACCTTGCCGAGTTGGTAATCACCACCAGCAATGTTTGATACAAAACGCAATCGCATCTCGCGTCGTTGTTCTTTCATGTCAATTTTTCCAGTGGTTGGTGTAAACACAAACGCGTCGGATATTTTGTCAGCCGATTGCGCATAGGGTCGCCCAGTAATGTATAGCTCCATTTGCCCAGTCTGAACAAAGTCAGGCTCTACACGCTCAAGACGCAACCAACGGTTTACGCCCTGCAAGGATGGCTCTGACGGGCCTCCGCTGACCCAACCAACGTCATTGGTCTCAAACATGCTCAGGATGGCGTCAACGCTCGTTCCAGCCACCAAGTCCACGCCAATTTCATGTTGCCATAGCGAATTAAAGGTCATCAGCGTTCCAACCGTCAACAAGAAGCCTGATCCCACGGGTAGAACAGAGGACAGCACGTCGCCTATTGTGTAATTTTGTCCTCGGTTATTTATTACAACCGTTGTGACAATGCCGCCAGCAACGGTGATTGTGGCTGTTGCACCTGTACCAGTGCCACCAGTAAGAGCGTAAAACTGGTAAGTACCATTGGTGTACAAGGAGCCGCCGTTGGTAAGGGTGACCGCATTAACGCCGCCGCTGGCGTTAGTTTTATAGCCAGCCAGCACTGGGTAGTGAAAAACTTGCGAGAAGTAGCCCGAACAGCGTTGGGAGCCAAGTGCTTCGCCAGCGTCATACCAGCACTTTTCTCGCACGTTGTAAATCACCGCATCGGTGCATTCGGTGGCCTGACCCTTTGGGTAGTACCACCAAATTTCGCCATAGCGAGGCACCTTCATGGCAAACACCTTTTGGCGCTGGTTGTAATTTACGTTATCAAAAAAGTAGTTTTGATTAAAGGTGTTTGGGATCTCTTGAACCGTACCACCGTACAGCAAGAATCGGTCAATTCCGCACCAGTAATAGATGCCGTCATACTCAATCACACCCTGCGAAGACATGATTGAGGTTTGGCTTGAAATGATGTCGTAGCGCCAAAAAAAGGTGCTTGAGGTTACGCCAGTTGTAATTGTGGTTGGCGTAAAACTTACTCGGATCAGCGAATCAAGAGACCAAAACAAGCCTGATGGCGCGTTGGAGCCGCCGCGAACAGGTAGTCCTTTGACAACTTTTGTGGACGTCACGTTGGTTGAGTTTGACGTTGCTGATACAAAATCGTACAAACTTCCTGCGCCTGAGTTGCGTATTAAACCAAAATTTCCATACGTAAATAGGTATGGAAACAGCATGACTGCGCCGCCTGAAACCGACACGTTGTTGTTGATCGTGATGGTTACGGTTCCTGAGCCCGTTGCCGCGTTTGATATGACAAATGTGGTTGCGTTTGTGACCGATACCACCGTTGTGCTGGCAGGAATGTTTGTGCCTGTAATGGTTTGCCCAGCACCAATTAGCAACGTAGAGGCAACGGTTATGGTGGTGGATGTGTTAACGGTGGTGGCTGACAGCGTAAAAACACCAACTTGAGACAAAGTTGTTCCTGTCACTGGGCCAAACAAAACGGGGGTGTTGGTGGTGCTGTCGATTGCGGTGAGGTTCTGCCCCGGGTGCGCAATCAGGTTCGCCACCCCAGTCCCTGACGCATCAAACACCGCATCAAACTGCCACAAGTTGTTTGAGTTTGCCGTAAAGTCGGACAACGTAAAGTCCACAATACCCGCGCCAATTCCGTTTTGGTCAACCGTTAGGGTTTGTACGCCATCCGAGTAGCCGTTGTAAATGACGTTAAAGCCGTTGCGTGGGTCAATAAAAAGACCCCTTGAGGGGCCCGCCCAGTCGTTGGTGATCTGAACGTAACCCGCCATTTTTCGAGGACGCCCGCGCTGAAAGCGCACCCATTCGCCGTCTGTGTAGCATTCTGCATCGACCATGGTTCCATCGCGCTGGATGCCCGGCTTCGTGTCGAGGGCTAAAACCTTATCGGTCATTAAAAAGCGCCCCCTGACACACCACCCGAAAAGGTTCCTGTCCCCGTAATTTCAAGGCCAGTCGCCCTTGTGTTTGACACTAACACACCTAGAATGGCAATACCAAACTGGCCCGCCGCAGGTCGATAAATACCAGTAGTTGGCTCTGAAGCAAAGTACACCGCAGGGTTTGTCACCGTTCCATCGACCATTGCAATGACTGTACTGCTCACAGTGGTCGTGTTGGCGTTTAAGAAGTTGGTGCCATCACAAATTACAGTTGCCTGAGTGTTTGTTGGCACCGTGACAGTGGTTCCAATTGTGGTTCCAATCGTTAACGTAAAAGCGCCAGTGGTTTGGTTGCTGATGATGTACAGGTTGACCACAGGTGGAAAATAAACCGTAACGTTAGCTGTAAGAGCGCCAGTGTATTTTTGGATGGTGTTGGAGGCCTCTGACGCCGTTAGGGTGTATGTGCCAGTGGTGACCACCTTGGTGAGCGCGGTAAAGGAAAATTCTGTGCTTACGCCGTAGCCTATGGTGATGTAGGAGGTGCCAGTGCAGATGATGAACGCCGAGTCGCCGGGCTGAAAAGTCTTCGCCGACGCAGTCCCATCCAACAACTCACTGCTTGTAGTGTTTAACAGCAATGTGCCCGTGCCATTGTTTTTCAGTAACGTAAACCAGTTGTTGCTGAGGGTGGACGCCAAGGGCAGGTAGGCATTGGTTGCGCCACCCGAGGTTGGCCAAGCCAGCGCTTGAGCGCGGTCTGATGCCTGAAAGGTGTAGTTGGCGGTAAGGGTGGTTACGGGGTGGCTTTGGTTCAGAGTCAAACCACTGGCCAACAAGCCATAGCCCGCAAGCGTAGCGGCATCAGCGGAGGAGGTGCCAGTACCAAAGGTAAAGATGCCCCAAATACCACTGGAGGTGGAATTGTTTGTCAGGTAAATGTATCGGGCAGTTCCTGCCGTCACCGTTGCAATTGTGTTGCCGTTGTAATCGGTCACCGTTATCGTGAAAGCACCAACATTTCGTATCAAGGCATCAGTGCCAACCGACGCTTGATCAGCAGGTGGGAACTTCAATTGCGGAACCGAACTTGCCGCCTGAATGTCCATGATCCGCGCACAAACATCATTGCTGTCTGAACCATTCGCTGGCCAAACAAGTTGCAGGGTAGAGGCCAGCGTGTACGAAACATAGCTGACGTCAGTTGGGACAATAACGTCGCCTGTAAATGGGCTTATGTATGAGGTCATTATGAGTCAATCGCTATGGCTTGACGGTCAGCAAGCCGTCGCTTATCTTCTTCCTTCAAGGTGCTGATGATTTGCGTGTACTGTGCTTGCCACATTTGTAAACGCTCGTCGTTCTTGAGGAAAGGCATTGCTTGCAAAAGAGTTCCATACAGCATGGCTTGCGGCGCATATTGTGTGAACCAGTTGGTTTGGTTGTTTGTGTCCAAGGGCTGAACGCGCTCGTAGTACACGGTCTCAACGCTGTAAGCGGCGTCAGGTGTGGGGGCTATCAGCCAATGGGTGTAATCGTAGTCACCGTAAAACTTTGGCTGATCAGTAGTTGTGGTGCTTGGCCAATACCCCCGCAAATACTCGTACTTGCGCAAAAACAAGGGGGTGCGCTCACCATTGACAATCATCGTCATTGACACCGTTTTGTGCCAACGCGCAGGTTTTGGAACAATTGATTGAGATGTAACTAGCGAAAATGTACCTACGTTTATGTTCCCCAAAAACTTCATGTCAGCGGCAAGCACCTGCTCAGCCAGCATGATAAAGGTGGGGATGTAGGCAATAGTGACGGCGTCAGTGCGCTCTAGATACGCCTCAACGCTAGTGACTAGGTTGTCATATGTTTGGGCTACGGCGGTTGCCATCCTGAGGCTCCTTTTTAACCAA